GGCGAGGATGTCTTCACAAAGCTTTTTCACAATTAAGAGCTAATTTTCGAGCTGCATGGTTCGAACATCAAGAAGATCATTTATCCTCTATTGAGGCACTCGTTCACATGCCACATATTAAGAGGCAACTACGAGAAGAGGCTTTTGAATCTCTCTCTGAGATGGGCAAGTTGTTAGACCCACTTTTTACCGACCACGTCCGATTGAAGTTAAAGAAAATGGAGTTCGCAAAACAAGGTAAATACCCTCGCATGATAGGCGATTTTTCAACTGAAGGTAGTTTACTAGGTGGTTACCTCATGGATTACATTAAAGAGGCGTTTATCATTGGCCATTCAACCGGGTCTTCAATTTTCAAATTTGTTAAGACAGTTGATGTCGAACGTATATCCGCTTGTTTTAGTGAGCACGCCACTTCTACAGGATTCCTTTCAACATTTCACTCGGATGACAACGTCATATCCTTCGACTGCACCGATGGCCGTTTTTGTGCTAATGTCGACATTTCAACTTGTGACATTAGCAACGACGAGCCCATTTTCGAATTTCTCCTTTTATTAACATCCGATTGCCCATTAGCTAATCGGTTGATGCGAGGTTTGATTGAGCAATGCAGATTACCCTCAGAACTTCGCAATCCACATAACTCTCGCGAGAAGTTTACCTTTAATTCACGTCGACCTATCGAGTATTCTGGATCACTATTAACCACAATTCTGAACAACGTAGCATCAATGTGCATAGCCCTTTATATTTCATTTACATTACGCTCGAGAAATACTACCAGGGAACAAGCAGTTGACCTTATAACCGAATGTGCACGATCCATCGGTTATTTAGTCACAGTCGATCCCTGGGAAAGACTTGAGGACTCCCAGTTTTTGAAGTATTCAGGTACACTAGCGGGGCACAACCTTTTTCACTCCACCGGTGATGAGAAAGTCATCACCGCTTACCCAAACCTCGGCCCTATAATTCGAAGCATAGGGTCTGTTGATTACGATTTCCCCGTGATCAAAGGAAACCGCAAGGCTACTCTCAACGAACGTTCTGAGGAGTTTATTAGAGGGGTATTACTAGGCTGCAAACACCATGGTAGCAATAGCATACTCAACTCTTTGCGTACTAGGTTTCGGGTTCCAATCCCAGATGACCCATTGGATGATAATTGGGTTGTCAATAGGTATCGTGTCAGTCACGCACAAATATCTAGTCTCTGTGAGAGTATCACCGGGATAATACCAGGAGACCACATTATGCATTTGGTGGTGGATCGCATAATGTTGAAGGATTACGGGTACACCCCCCTGCACCTTGACTCCGGTTGAGGTGAGCGCAG